GAATTAATTAATCACAAAACAGATTCTAAAAAAATTTGTTACATTACCTTTAGTAATGCAGCTGCAAATGAAGCAAGAGATAGAATACAAAAAGAATATCCAACATTTGATTTTGATTGGATTTGTACAATGCACTCAATGGGAACTAAGTTATTAGGTATTGATACCAATACTCAGTTACTAAAAGATAAAAACTGGAATGCATTTAAAAATAAATACGGTCATAATGATTTACACTTTGAAACTAAACAACATGAAAATGGTTTTAATGAATACAGAAATCAATACATGCAGGTTATTGAATATTCTAGATGTAAAAAAATTGACTTACAAGACGCTGCAGTAGAACTAGATTTAATAGATTATATTAGTGAGCCTTTATTAGATCAAATTAATCAAGACATTATTGATTATAAAAAAGATTATATCATGTATGAATTTTCAGACATGATTTCCAAGTTTGTTGAGAAAAAACTATGTCCTTCCCTCGACGCCGTTTTTCTCGATGAAGCTCAAGATCTGAATCCCTTGCAGTGGGAAATGTTTTTTTACATCGAATCCTGTTGTAAAAGATCTTACATTGCAGGGGATGACGATCAGGCTATCTACGCGTTTCAAGGCGCTGACCCTAAAACATTTATTGATCTTGAAGGGATCCCCGATCATCAAACCGAATCACGAAGAGTGCCACGCGCTGTACATAAAGTTGCATTATCTATTTTAGATAACATTGATCAAAGAAGAATTAAAACATGGGAACCTAGAAAAGCAGAAGGTAGAGTCTTTGAAAATTTAGAACTAGAAGATTTAGATTTTAGTTCTGGACAATGGATGATTTTAACTAGAACCAATGAACAAATGAAAAACCTGGTGCCCACTTTACAAGAAACTGGATACCGGTTTGAATGTAAATTCAATGAACTGTTGCCCAATGAAGCGTTAAAAGCAATTAACGATTGGCGACGATTGAATAGAGGTGCGAGCATATCTGGTGAAGAAGCAAGAAACATTTATGAATATTTAAAGTATGATAAGGGCGACGTAAAATACGGATTTTCTGGTGGCAAGTCTCTAGTAAATGTAGACTCGGTTGACATGGATGAGTTGAGACTAGAACATGGTCTGATTGCATCTGGAGGCTGGGACGCGTTACGATTTAAAGATTATCAATATGATTACATCAAGGAACTAGTGGCGAGCGGCGAGGATCTAGGTAAACCGGCAAGAATAAAATTATCTACTATACATGCAGTTAAAGGAGAAGAAGCAGAAAATGTAGTTTTGTTTACAGATTTAGAAAGAATTATTTACGAAGCAGCTCAGGTAAATAAAGACACTGAACATAGATTATTTTTTGTTGGTGTGACAAGAGCAAAAGAAAACTTATTCATAATGAATCAAGGTTATGAATATCAATACAACATAGGAGAAGAAATAATATGACAAATAAAGATATGTTTGATCAAGCATTTCCGCAAGATAAGCAGATAGGCGGGAGTCACTACAAAGACTTTCATATTCAACCATATGAATTTATTTCTAAGAACGACCTTTCTTTTTTTCAGGGAAACGTTATAAAGTACGTTTGTAGATACTTGAATAAAAACGGAATTCAAGATTTAGAAAAAATAATTCATTATTGTGAATTAGAAATTAAAAAAATGAAAGATATAAATGCCAAACACAAGTACAATAAGAAAAAATATAAAGATTAATAATTATAAATTTGTATTAGAAATATATCCGTCAAGAAATGGATGTAATGGAAAAGAAGGACCTTATTGGGAAATATTTCCACATAGCTATAAAGCATCATTATATGCTTTTAGTAATAAAAATAATTTAAATAAAAAAATAGAAGCAGAATATTTATGAACATAATAGCTGTTTATGATTTGTGTTTTTATACACTATGTACTTATTATTTTTGGAGTAGATTAATATGATATTTACAGCAGCAACAGAATGGACATGTCCAGAAACATTTCCTGATTTAAGTCAGGCAAAATATATTGCAATTGACTTAGAAACAAAAGATCCAAATCTTAAATCAAGAGGTTCCGGTGCAGTTATTGGTGAAGGTGAGATAATAGGTTTTGCTTTAGCTGTTGATGGTTGGTCAGGTTATTATCCAATAGGACATAGAGAAGGTAATTTAGATAAAAGAATAGTTTTAGATTATATAAAAGAAGTTTGTGCAACTGATGCAGTTAAAATATTTCACAATGCGATGTATGACGTTTGTTGGTTAAGAGCATACAATATAAAAATAAATGGTTTCATTGTAGATACAATGGTTATGTCATCATTAATTGATGAGAATAGATTATCTTACACATTAAATAGTATTGGTTTTGAATATTTAAGAGAAGTTAAAGATGAAAAAGGATTGAAGGCTGCAGCAGAAGCTGCTGGTGTAGATGCTAAATCAGAAATGTATAAACTTCCTGCAATGGACGTTGGAGCTTATGCAGAAAAAGATGCAGAACTTACTTTAGAATTATTTAAAGTTTTATCTAGAGAGATACACAAACAAAATTTATCCGAGATATTTGACCTGGAGACACAACTCTTTCCTTGTTTGATTGATATGAAGTTTAAAGGAGTAAGAGTAGATGTAGAAGCAGCACACCAATTAAAACAGTCAATGGTGCAAGAAGAACAAGAGTTATTATTAACAGTAAAAAAAGAAACAGGAATTGAACCACAGATATGGGCAGCGAGAAGTATCGCGAAAGTTTTTGACAAACTTGATTTACATTATGAAAGAACTTTGAAATCACAAGCACCATCCTTTACTAAAAATTTTTTATCTGAACATAAACATCCATTAGTACAAAAGATTGCGAAAGCAAGAGAAATAAATAAAGCACACACAACCTTTATAGATACAATATTAAAACATGAACATAGAGGTAGAATTCATGCGGATATTAATCCAATAAGATCGGATCAAGGTGGTACGGTTACAGGAAGATTTAGTTATAGTAATCCTAATCTACAACAGATTCCTGCAAGAAATAAAGATTTAGGACCAAAGATAAGATCTTTATTTATACCAGAACAAAATCATACTTGGGGTTGTTTTGACTATTCACAACAAGAACCAAGATTAGTTGTACATTATGCAGCAACTACAGATCCAATTATGTATGATGATTCTGTTACACAAATTGTAGAAAAATTTAAAAGTGATTCAGTAGACTTTCACCAAACTGTTGCAGACATGGCAGGGATATCAAGAAGTAATGCTAAGACAATTAACCTTGGATTATTTTATGGTATGGGTAAAGCAAAACTACAAGCAGAATTAGGTTTATCCACTAAGGCAGAAGCAGAAAATTTATTTAATCAATATCATGAAAACGTTCCGTTCGTTAGAGAGTTAATGAATAGAACTTCACAACATGCTCAACTATCTGGATCAATTGGAACATTACTTGGTAGAAGATGTAGATTTAATAAATGGGAACCAAATACTTTTGGTATGCATACACCTATGTCTTTAGAAGAAGCAGAAAGAACTTATGGTAGAGGAAGAATTAGAAGAGCTTTTACATACAAAGCTTTAAATAAATTAATTCAAGGTTCAGCTGCAGATATGACTAAGAAAGCAATGTTAGATTTATATAATGAAGGTATTATACCGCACATACAAATACACGATGAATTGGATATTTCTGTGGAGTCACCTGAGCAAGCCAAAAAGATAATTGAAATTATGGAAAATGCTGTTAAACTAGCGGTCCCAAATAAAGTTGATTATGAATATGGTAATACTTGGGGTGAAATACATGGATAAATATTATGGCATATTTAAACGCGAACATTCCTCCAATCTATTGCAAGGTAAGGAAGGAGTATCTTTATGATCTTAAAGAACATCAAGGAGAGTTTAGTGACTGCGTTATCTTTGGTTTGGTCTCTATATCAGGTCGCGCACTCTTATTTAACATCATGCTACCCAACGGTGCGTGCTTTTGGCGTTTGCCTATATCAGCGTTTTTTCAAAAAGAGTTTTCCAGAGCCGATGTGCCGGATATGCAGGCGAACGAATTACAGTTGTGGAACTGTTTTAGTTATTGGCCTAGCGTGCATTGTTTTGATTGGTTGGCTGGTATAGATGGTAAATATCTAGGAAAAGATAAAAAATTCTATCATGGACAATATTTATTTACTATTGACTGGGCTCATCCAGAGACTAATATACTCAATACAGAGCATTCTGAAATTCCTCAAGAACATAAGTGCGCACATATACTGGCTCTTACTAACGGGAATTATGCAGCTCAGCCTAATAATCGTATTCTGTGGCATGTTAATAGCTACACTACTGATAACAGCTGGCCTGACTATAAAGTGCAAAATACGGTCTGGGATGTTGAAACTTCGGACTGGGTTACAGAAGATTCTGACAAAATGTTCTATGAAATAGAACCAACGGAGGACAAATGAACTTAGAAAAAGATTTAAAAGAACTGAGAAGACAGAAACAGATGAAAGAATCTGCTATTGCTCAACTTAGAAAAAGAAGTAAAGATTCTATTGCTAGACCAAAAGCGGAGAAGAATATTACTTCTAAAGATCCTAGACTTCAAGGAATATAATGATCGATAAATTTTTTTATAATCTTTTTACAGCTACTGATAAATTTTTTTCTTTTGTTGAAACTTATGCAATTAAACTAACAGAGTATTGTTGGCAAAGTAGGATAAAAATTTTAAAAAAGAAGAGAAAAAATGGTAAAAAGAATTTGTAAAACTTGTGATCATGCATGTCATTGTCATGGACAAGGCTATAATTTAAACACAAATAAATGTGACAATTGTATTTGTGATAGTTGCACATGTAAACCTTCAGTGTTAAAATCTAAACCTAAAAAATTATCTTGGTGGAAGAGATATGTTAACTGGTTATTTAAGGAGTACAATGATGAAAAAATGTAAACAATGTGAAAAAGAATTTGAACCAAAAGATGAATTAGATTTGTTTTGTGGTCAAGATTGTAAAGAAGAAGCATTAGCAGAATTAGACTCAGATTCTGATGAGTGTTTATCATGTCAGTAAAAATTTCAGAAAACACAAGTATTGGTCTTCCGTTACGTAACTTAATTGGTTTGATAGGAGCAATCGTAATTGGCGCATGGTTTGCCTTCGGTGTGATTGAAAGATTAAATCAATTGGAAACTAAGAATCAATTATTTGAAAAAGATTTACTGGAAGCATCGGTTCAAAAACCAATTGACCAGGAGCAATTCATGATCCTCGAGTGGCAGGCAACTCAAATAGAAAAGATGCAAAAACAATTAGAAGACAATGTTCATACTGGTGTGATGTTAAAAGCACATGAAAAAGAAATAGAGAAATTAAAAAAAGATATAGAGAAATTAAAGGATGCAACAAGAGATATTAAATTTGCAAATGGTAATGGAACTCACTAAAAGAAAACTAGCACTATTCTTTCATAAGCTATCACTAGCGTGGTTGTCTTGTATGATATTTATGGTGCAGGGTAATTTACCTGCACTAACAACTAAACATGCAATCATTGCATCAAGAACAG